CCAACGCGCGTTTCTTGTCAAAATTCAAAACTATGGGTAGGCACGCAATCCCGACCAAAATAAAGGCAATCCAGGGAACTCTACGCAAAGACAGAACCCCAAAAAATGAACCGGAGGCGGATTTGCCTTCAATCCCTCAACCCCCTGATAATTTAGGCGAAGCAGGCAAGGCTTTATTTGTCCGCACGTGCGCAAAATTGGTTCAGCTTAACATGCTAACCAATGCAGGAATACCCCAAATCGAGCGGTATTCATTCGCATATCAGCTATGGATTAACGCAAATTCGCACCTAAAGCCCGACCAAATGACCTTAGATGTAAATAGTTCCCGCACTTGGTTCAACATCTTGAAAGAATCGCACAAGATGATGCAAGAGTTTGAGGACAGGTGGGGGCTATCCCCAGCCAGCCAAAACAAGGTGCAATGGGCGAACGTTGAAAAGAAAGAGGCAAAAGAAGAAGACGAATTTGATTTATGACCTTGAAAAAGCAAAGGCGAATATATGACCAGGCCAAAGGTGAGCGCGTTGTGCGCTTTATCGAACGCTTTTGCAAGCACTTGCACGGTGATTTAGCGGGCAAACCTTTTATGTTAGAAGAATGGCAGAAACGCGATATTATCTATCCGGCCTTCGGCACTATGCGACCCGACGGATACAGGGAAAAGCGTTTCTGCTACGTCGAACTGCCAAAGGGTAACGGGAAGTCTTTTCTGTTATCCGCTATCACTTTGTACATGGCCATTGCCGACGGTGAACATAACGCAGAGGTGTATTGCGTCGCAGGGGATCGCGAACAAGCCCGTATCATCTTCGACACATGCCGCGAAATGATAGCCGCCGACCCTACCTTATCAGCGGCTTGCAAGGTATTCAAGAACTCCATAGTCCACACCAAGAGCAGCAGTACCATTAAGGTAATATCCGCCGAAGCGTATTCAAAACACGGATATAGACCCTACGCAATCATGTTCGATGAATTGCACGTTCAACCCAACCGCGAACTATACGATACGCTGACCCGTGGTATGATCAAGCGCTGGAACTCGATGTGCTGGATGATTACCACGGCAGGGGTAAAGAATACCTTTGCCGAACAGATACACGATGAGGCCGAACTAATCCGGCGCGGCAAAGTCAAGAACCCGGCGTGGCTACCTGTGATTTACAACGCATCGCAAGATGATGACCCCTTTAGCCCGGACGTGTGGGCAAAGGCCAACCCAGGCATGGGCAATATCATAGACGCGGAAAACTTTGCCCTGTTGAGCAACGAAGCCAAAAGCCAACCGTCAGCGCTAAACTCCTTCAAACGTTTGCACCTCAACATCTGGACAGGTGCAACCGAGTCCTGGATACCTGGGCATGTGTGGGATAAGAATGTTAAACAAGTGCCGGAAGAAGAACTGCAAATGGCAGAACTGTTCATGGGCCTTGACTTAGCCAGTACCCAGGACTTGAGCGCCCTGGCCTACCTTTGGAGGCTGCAGGACGGTACGCTGTACTTGAAAGTTACGACCTATTGCCCGGAGGAAACGATACACGACCGGGATAGAAAAGAAAATGCCAATTACTTGGCCTGGAACAACGAAGGCTGGATAAGCGCAACCCCTGGTAATGTGCAGGACTTGGAGACCATACGCGGGGATATATTGCGAGCAGCCGGGCGATACACTTTACAGGGCCTTGCTTTCGACCCGTGGACGGCGGATAATTTCGCAGCCGAACTGTACACCCGCAATAGCATACCTGTAAAGAAATGCCAGCAAAGCCTTAGTAACCTATCTGAACCGTCGAAGTACTTTGAGCAGTTGACCGTTGGCAAAAAGCTATTTCACGACGGGAACCCGGTGGTGGCATGGAATTTGGATAACACGCAGATTTTCCGAGATAGCAACAACAACATACGACCGCACAAGGGCAAAAGTAAAGGCAAAATTGACGGTATTATGGCCGCCGTGAACGCGGTATGGGCGATGCAGGAGCATGACAAAGAAAACCCGACATTCGATATTGGCAACATGATAAGTTACTTCTAATGGATGAACTAAAGCAAGTGAAACGCCTTTACTCCTTCCGTGGGTACTTTGAATATTACTTTGAGATATTCCCAAAGTATAACCGTGGCCTGGCAGCGTATGAGGCTATTGAACGGGAGTTCTACGAATTGTTTGGGGCCAATCGGTATGCTGACTACGGGATATTTCGGGTAATGCGGCGAAGGTACGTTATCATGTTGCAGGTCGAAGCAAAAAGAAAAGGCAAAGTAAAGAGATAGGTTTTATCGGTTTTTAAAAGTGGTTTTAAGCCCTGCCTTTTCGGTGGGGCTTTTTTGTTTACTTTGTTAACACTTTTCACCGAAAAACCCCTGCATCTTTGCGCCGTGGCTAACATCTTTACACGGACGATACAGCGGATATTTCGCAGCAAGATTTCCAACCTGGGCCCTGCTAAGGACTGGACGCTGTGGCAATCGCTTTTGGGCAACATCGCAGGCAAAGAGGTTGCGGTAACGGGCAAAACCATACTTTCAATCCCCGCGTATTTTCGTGCCGTTGACCTGATAGCCACGCAAATGGCATCGCTACCCTTCAACGTGTATACCGTCGCATCAGATGGGAGCATCCAGGAAGCCCGAACCAATCCGGTTTGGCGGTTGTTGAACTTCCGTCCTTCGCCCGAATACGATTGCTTTTCATTCATGGAGGCCGTTGTACGCACTATCCTGACAGGCAATAAAGGATATGGACCTGGTAACTGCCTAATCGAAATCATCCGCGACAATCGCGGCGCGGTCGCCATGTTCGATATTGTGGATGAGCCGTATCAACTGATTGAACTTGAAACGGGCATGTTCTATATCATCGGCGAAAAGGCCTACCCTATTGCCGATATTATCCACTTGAAGGCCTGGACACGCGACGGCGAAAACGGCGAAAACCCGCTGAACCTGCTTAACAGCACCTTTAAGCGCGGTATATCCGAACTGCTAACGTATAGCGATTTCTACAAGAACGGTGCTGCCATATCCGGTATCCTGGAGACCGATACCCCTTTGAATTTGGCACAGCGCAAAGAACTTGAGGAAAGCTGGAACAAGAACTATGCAGGCATTGCCAACCAGGGTAAAACAGCCTTGCTATCCCACGGGGTGAAATACAAAAGCATAGGCACACGCCTGGATAGCTCCGACCTGCAAAGCCGCAAAATGACGGTTGAAGATGTGGCCAATATCTTGGGCGTGCCTCTCCCCTTGCTTGCAGCATCCGATGGTACACCGCTCAACAACCTGGAAGTACTTAACCGCTTGTTTGTGCAGTACACTTTGCGGGCATGGTGTAAGCGGTTTGAAAGCGAGTTCAATTCTAAGCTGTTTGGCTTCAATGAAACGGGCATAACGTTTGTGCGCTTCAATCTTGACGGATTGCTAAGGGGCGATACGCAAAGCCGCGCACAGTACTATACGGCGCTTTACAATATCCGGGCGATCAGCCCCAACGAGATACGCGCACTTGAAAACATGAACCCGTATGAGGGTGGCGATGAGTACGGTATGCCACTTGCATCGAATAGCACCGAAGGAGGAGCAGCGCCACAAGAACCAGGACTTACCCCACAAGAAGAAGCCAGGCTTAACTATGAAGCCGTTAAATCTAAACTTGATGCTATTGGTGTTGGTGTTAGAGCAGGTGTAATCACCCCCACCATAGAAGATGAAGAAGCATTAAGGGTTGAAGCCGGATTACCTGCCATTAGTCAGGCAGCGCGTGGGGCATGGCAAGAGGACGAAGGATATCGTAGGCCGATTACATTGAAATACAAGTCCGAAATAGAGGCGCAAGCAGCCCCACAACCGGACGAACAAACTCAATAGCCATGCCGTACGATAACTACCCACAGGCTGCCACGAACAACGCAAAGCGGGCATTGAAGCACCGGGACGAAAACGGCAGCGATTGCGGTACGGCGGTCGGATGGCAGCGGGCGAATCAGCTTGCAAACCGAGAGACGATAAGCCATGACACGGTTGTAAGGACGTATTCGTTTCTTAGCCGTGCAAAGGTGTACGATACAGGCAGTTACACCGACGCAGATGGAAACGAAGTGTGCGGCAGCGTGATGTACGACGCATGGGGAGGCGATGCAATGTTAGAGTGGGCTACTAAAACAGTAAACGAAATGGAAGAAAAGCAACTGCCGACCGAAATGGAGCGGCGCACATATAAACTCGAACTCCGGGCAATGCCGGAAGGCCGTACCGTCGAAGGTTATGCGGCCATTTTCAACGCATCTACCGACCTGGGCGGATACGATGAGGAAATAGCAGATGGCGCTTTTGACGGCGCGGACGATACGGACGTAGTTGCATTGTTCAACCACGACCCCAATTTCCCACTGGCCCGTACCTCAAACGGTACTTTAGAGTTGGAAGTGGACGGCAAAGGGCTACGATACAGATTTGAAGCCCCGGATACGACGTTTGGAAACGACTTGCTCAAGATGATACGCAGCGGTATTATCTCGCAATCTTCGTTCGCTTTCACTATCCGAAAGGATACCTGGATGAACGAAAACGGCAAAAAGCCAAAGCGACGTATTGACCAGGTAGATGTACTTTATGACGTTTCCCCGGTTACTTACCCGGCGTACAAGCAAACGAGCGTAACGGCACGGGCATTACAAGCACAATCAACGCCACAAGGCGTAGCTGATAAAGACTTCCCGCAACTGCTTGCGGATATTCTACAACTTAACAAACAAAAAGCATGAAGCGCAGCGATGAATTGAAGCAGCAGCGCGGGGCAAAGATGGACGAATTGACGGCCATTTCCGCACAGGCTGCCAATGCGATGCTGACCGAGGAGCAGCGCAGCAACGCCTTACGACTGAAAGGCGAAATCGAAAACCTCGACACGGATATTCAACTGGCCGAAGCCGCCGAAGCTGAACAAGCACGGCAGGCTGTAACAGTATCCCGTGCAAAGCAGCCCCAGGCCACGCCGGAACAAAAGGCACAGGAACAGTATTCCTTCCTTCGTGCCGTCCGTATGGCAGCCTCCGGCAAAAACCTGGACGGCATCGAGGCCGAAATGAGCCAGGAAGCAGAGCGCGAATTTCGGGCGGCAGGTATCACCCCGACGGGCAACCTCTACATTCCCACGATGCTGACCAAACGCGGGATGCACAAACGCGACATGACGGCAGGCACTACCACGGCGGGCGGGTACACCGTTGCCACTGAACTGGGCGCACTTATCCCGTTCCTTGACCCGCGCCTGGCGGTAATCAATGCGGGCGCTACTGTCCTGACTGGCCTGACGGGTAACATCGATTTCCCGCGCAACGACGCAGCAGCCACGGCGGTATGGGAAGGCGAAAACGACCCGAACGCGGAGACCTCTCCGACCTTCGACCGGATCCAAATGAGCCCCAACCGCCTGGGAGCGTTCACCGACATCAGCAAACAGTTGATGGTACAAAGCTCCATTGACGTGGAAAACTTTGTCCGGGAGCGCCTCAACAACGCCATTAACGTAGCGCTCGATTACGCGCTGATTAACGGCGACGGCTCAACGCAGCTTATCACGGGTATTCTCAATACCAACGGCATCGGAAGCGTTGCCTGTGGCACGGACGGCGGCCCGCTGACCTGGGGGAAAATCGTTGACCTTGAAACGGAGGTCGCTGTTGACAATGCAGACTTCGGAAGCCTGGCCTACCTGACCACTCCTGGCGTTCGGGGCTACCTAAAGAAAACTGAAAAGGCATCCGGCACGGCGCAATTCGTTTGGATGGACGGGCCTACCCCGGCGGCCAATGCAGCCCGTGTGGACGTGCTGAACGGATACCGCGCATTTGTATCCACTCAAGTGCCGTCAAACCTGACCAAAGGCAGCGGTACCAACCTGCACGCCGTCCTTTTCGGTAACTTCAACGAGTTGATTCTGGGCCAATGGGCTGGCCTTGATATCGTTATCGACCCGTACACGAGCGCAAAGAACGCGCTGATTACGATTGTGGTCAACTCCTGGTGGGATGCTGCTTTGCGCCATGCCGCATCGTTCGCCGCAATCAAGGACGCAGACATCACCGACGCGGTATAACCTTATCTTTTTGCCGACATTCCTTAACCGGGTGGGGGTTTAAAACGCCCCCACTCACTCCAAAAACAAATACCATGTTCAGCAAGATTCTTGCATTTTTTGCGGTTTGTGCCGCTGTGGTTTTCCTGGCATCCGCTGGCGAACCGGACACGGCCTACCAAACCAGCGCACCTTTCTACTCGTATTCGCTTTCCGACACGATCACGAACACGGAAAACGACACCGTCGAAATCCCTGCCCGCCTCGTTTCAGACTGGTCGGGCGGTTGGCACGTCCAGGCCACGAGCCTATCCGGTACGGTTCAGCTTGCAAACACCGTCGAAGAATCGCTTTCATACAACGGTACGGACTGGGTAAGCGTTGATACGCTCAACAATAGCGCCGCAGGTACGAAAAGAGCCGAACAAGACAGGGTGTATGGATTCCGCCAACGCATTGTAATTGACGGCAGCGGAACGCAAAGCACCCGCTACACGGTCTATTTCGTCGCCAAAAAGGATTGACGCATGATAAAAGTAAGGTTCTTGAAAAGCCCTACGGGGCGCTTCGGCCTTGCTTACTCTGCCGGGGACGTGGGGTATATCTCCGCATCCCTGGCAGAACAAGCGCAAAAAGAAGGCTACGTTGAAATGTTGGGCAATCAGGGCGCAATCGAAACAGCCGATAGGCCGCAACAATACGCAAAAGTAGAAAAAGCCGTACGGCGCAAAAAATAACACATGGCAGGTTGGAAGGTAACGACCCCGGCAGCGGAAGTGGTAATTAGCACCACAGACGCAAAAGCATGGCTAAAGGTGGACACGTCGGACGATGATGCACTTATAGCCGCGCTTGTGGCATCCGCAGCGGAGACCGCGCAAAACTACCTTTCACAAGCCCTGGTCACGCAAACCATAACGGAGACATTCGACGCATGGGGAGACGTTGCGCAACCGTCTTTGTTACGCCTTGCCATTCACCCGATGATAAGCGTAACAAGTATTTCGTACATTGACGATAACGGCGCAACGCAGACATTGGCGGCGAATCAGTATAACGTTGACCTGTACGCAAAACGTTGCGTTATCGAACCCGCGTATAACGTTAGCTGGCCTACTACCAGGGTGCAACGCAACGCCATAACGGTAGTGTACCAAGCAGGATACGGCGCTGCAACGGCACTGCCAAAGGACATACGCACAGCGCTACTGTTAATGGTGGCAGATGGATACGAAAACCGTACCGACAGCGTAAAGCAACTGCCGACCGCATCGAAATACCTACTTGACCGCGTAAACTATGCCTATCTGCTATGAACAAGAACGAGCGCATAGGCAACATGCGGGAACGCATCACTATCCAGGTGGTTGCAGAAACGCAAAGCGGCACGGGCTACCCCGCTGAAAATTGGACTACTTACGCAACGCGATGGGCGGCTGTATCGGCAAAGCCAACCGCAAACAAAGAGATGGAAGAAGCGGGGCAAAAGACGGCAACACAGGGCGTAATGTTCACGCTTCGTTACGATGCTAACGTAACGGCAAAGCACCGCATACTGTACCGTAATAACTACTATGATATTGTAAGTGTAACGCCCGATGCGTTACGAATGCACATGGAGATCGAAACAGATTTTCGCAAATGATAGGAGCAGCGATATACAGCATATTGTCAGGCGCAACGGGCGTAACGAACCTAATCAGTACGCGCATCTATCCGGACATTGCGCCGCAAAACGCGGCCTATCCTTTTGTGATATACAGCATAGAAGGTACTGACCCATCCGACACAAAGGACGGTGCAAGTTCCCTGGACGTGGTAGAGTTCACGGTAACGGTGTTTTCCGAAAGCTACGATAACATGACAAGCATCGCATCAGCGGTGCGCACGGCCTTAGACGCAAAAGCACCTGGCACATACAGCGGCATCACCCTGCAAAGCATCCGGTTTGCCGGACAGCAAAGCATGAACATGGAGATAGGCAAACACGTGTATGTAATCGAGCAAACGTATAACGCACGACACCAAAGATGATAATCAAGATATTAAAGCCTTTTTTCAAGTGGCAACCGGGCGCAGAGCCCGACGTAACGGAAGATTTAGGCTTCGACCTGATCCGCCAGGGCATAGCGGTCGAGGCCAACGACCAAACCCGGCGCGACTTGCACACAAAGCCCAAAGAGGAAACAGAACCCCAAAAGATAGAAGTCAACAACTACTATACTCAAGAACCAAAAAAGAAACGCGGTTTTTTCACGAATAAATTTTAACAAATGGCAAACGTAGTAAACGGGACTAACTTCCGAATATACGCCTCTGGTGTCGCCATCGGCGAAGCCACTAACTGCTCAATGAGCCTGACCGTGGAAACGCGGGATACTTTGACGAAGGACAACGTCGGCAGCTGGACTTCTTCGGCGCTTGGCCGTCGTTCGGGTACGCTGACCTCGGAAGGGCTTATCGCCTTCGATACCACCAACCTGGGGGTAGATGACCTTTTCACGCATTACGTTTCCGGCACGGCACTTGAAGTACGTTTCCGGCAAACCTCATCCTCGACGGCTGTACCCTACTGGGTTTGTACGGCCTACCTGACTGGCCTGGAAATGGCAGCAGCGGTGGAAGAAAACAGCACTTATTCTGCAACGTGGACTATCACGGGTGCGGTATCAATGGCATCTTAAAAACAAGGACATGACGGCAAAACAGATCGAAACCGGGCGGGGGATGCTGCCTTTTTCTTGGGGCATGGCAGCCCTCACCCGCTTTTGCGAAGAAAACAACCTTAGCCTTAACGACTTCACGCAACTTGAAAAAGAAATGCGACCCCGTGTATTGTTAAGCCTTATTTGGCACGGCTTCAAAGACGGGCACAGAAAGGAGCAAAAAGCCTTTGAGTTGACCGTTGACGATATCGCCGACATGATAGACGAAAGCCCAGGCCTTATGGAACGCTGCATGGAGGCTGTTTCAAACAGTATGCCAATGGGCGCGGGAAACGGGAACAAGGCGAAGCCGAAGCGGGGCTAAGCCTTGAAAGTGTCTATAAATCCGCTATCCGGTACGGCATAACGCCTGCCGACTACTGGGAAAACGATTTGCGGCATATCGTTTGGGCGATCGAAGCTAAACACGCCGCGATGGAAGATGTTGAACGTAGCGATTGGGAGCGCATAAGGTGGTTAGCTTGTACTATGTTGCAGCCACATCTGCAACGCGGGAAAAACTTAGCACCTACCGACTTGATACGCTTTCCCTGGGATAGCCCAGAAAAGGCAAAGCCCAAAGAGGTGTTAAGCCCCGAAGCTACCAAAGCGTTGTACGACAAATGGGATAACGAAGCCCGCGCAAAGTGGGGTAAATAGACCGAAATGCAATTACAAGGAGCGCAACAACTGAACAACAACATCAAAAAATACCTTGACGAAGTAGCCACGAAGCGAGAGCGGCAAAAGGTACTTTTGGCAGGTGCTAAAGTTTTGCGCAATGCATCTCGTAGTAAAATACCAAAGTCAAAACAATCTCACTACTACTACGCTAAGGCTGGAAAGATTGAAGTAAAACCAGGCAACCTTCGTAAGTCAATGTATGCTTACAAGGAGAAAAACGGTATTGTATCCGTCGGACCTCGTTATATCCGCAAAGTGTCAGGCGCGCTTCAAACATTGGGAGAAAGCCCAAAAACATCTTCGGGCTTTTATGCAGCGGCACTTTTCAAGTCAGCACAATCATTCCGCCAAAGAGTAACTGAAACCGCATTAGCAAGCGCGTTGAATAAAATTGATATTGCCATGCAAAAAGCCTATCAGCGGATACATCGGCAATGGGCTAAAAAATACGGCTTCTAATGGCAAACAATCTAAACGTAACGTTAGGCCTCGACCTAACACCCTTCGAGAAATCGCTCACACGCCTACAAAAGCGCCTGGGCGAACTTTCCCGCAACCTGGAGGGCATAGGGCAAACTATGACCCAAAACTTAACTTTGCCAATTATAGGCATTGGGGCGGCAGCGGTGAAATCCTTTGCCGACTTTGATAAGTTGGAGCGCGGTCTTACAGCGGTGATGGGTACAAGCGAGGCGGCGGCGGTTGAACTTGAAAAGCTGAAAGAGGCGGCGCGCGCCCCTGGCCTGGGCTTCGAGGAGGCAGTAAGGGGTTCTATCCGCTTGCAGGCCGTTGGGTTATCAGCGGATGAGGCGCGGGGAACATTGCAAGCCTTCGGCGCTGCCATAGCCGCAACCGGAGGCACAGCCGAGAACCTTGAATCGGTGCAATATCAGCTAACGCAAATGATTAGCAAGAACCGGATATTGCAGGAAGATTTCGGCATATTGCAGGAGAATGTACCGTTGTTGGGTAAAGCTGTTCAACAAGCCTTTGGAACGGCCAATATCGAGCAAATACGCGCGACCGGAATCAGCGCACAGGACTTTAACAAACGTCTTGTTGAAGCCCTGCAAAGCCTGCCGGAGGTGCAAAAAGCAACCGGGGGATTAGGCAATGCCTTTGATAACTTTACCGACAGCCTTAAATTTTCACTTGGTGAACTTGGTAGGATAATCGCCGAAACAATAAACCTTGAAGGCATACTAAACGGCCTATCCGACGCACTTGCAGCGGTGGTGGGGTGGTTTCAGCAGCTTAGCCCAGGCGCACAAAAGTTTATCATTGTATTAGCCGGAATCCTTGCTGCCATAGGCCCGTTGTTGTTGGCTTTCTCTGCTTTATCAAGTTTGGCGAGTTCTTTAGCGGCTGGATTTGCTTTTATGACTGGGCCGATCGGTTTGGCGATATTGGCAGTAGGTGCTTTGATTACAGTATTTGCAACGGCAAACACTAAAATAAACGAGGCAGCAGCCGCTCAAAAACGAATAGCCGATATTTCAAAAAAAGCAGGCGACGCGATACTTGCTGAACAAACCGAAGCGAAACGCCTGGTAGATGTTATTAAAGACGATACCACAGCAAGGCAGGACAAGCTGAAAGCCTTAAACGAACTGCAAAAAATAAGCCCTGAGTACTTTAAAGGTATCAATACCGAAAAAGGACTTGTTGAGGGTGTTACCAAAGCATATCAGGCATATAGCGCCGAACTCCTTAAAAGTGCTAAAATACAGGTAGCAAAAGAAAACCTGGTTGATATTGAAAGGCAATTAAACAACGTTACGGAAGCGGCAAAGCCAACCGTATGGCAGGGTATAGGCATAGCGATACGTGGCAGTTTTGGAGGGGCTTTTGGAACGGCAAACGAATATGCAAAGACTTTTCTAAACAATGTAGATAACACCACAAAAAGCCTAAAGGCGCAAAGAGATGCAACGGTAAAACTTTTGGCCGAACTTACCAAAGGTGGTACACCTGCTCCGAGTGGCGGCGGTGGTGGCAGCGGTGATGGCGGTGGCGGTGGACGTGCTACTGCAATCGCTCAACAATCACGGGAAGTATTCAATATTGACCCATTAACACGATATCGTCAAGAAATCAGCCTTACAAGTGATGAACTTGAAAAATACGGCACTGTATTAAGCACGGCACAACTAAACAGCGCACTTGCCACAGAACAAACCAACGCCAGGTTAGCGGACACGCGCACCGTACTTACCGAAGTTGCGGCGGCTGCCAACTCAACGCGGGCATACTTCGAGCAAATGAATATTAGCGCTGGATTACTTGGTCAGGGGGAATGGATTAGTGTAATTGAAACCGCTTTTGACACTTTGGGCAATAGTTTGCAAAACGCCATTAGAAATACAGAAAATTTTGGCAAAGCGGTCAAACGGGCATTCCTGGATATTCTTGGCGTAGTGATTAACGAAATTATACTGTATCAAATTCGCAACTATTTAGCAAGTCCAGCAGGCGCGGCATTAGGGCCGATAGGCGGCGCGGTTGCATTAGCAGCAGGTAAAGCGCTTGGTTCTGTGGTGAAGGGATTGTTTGGCGCTGTTAAACTTGCAAAAGGCGGTTTGGCGTTCGGCCCTACATCTGCAATCGTCGGCGATAACCCAGCCGCCAGGACTGACCCGGAAGTAATTGCGCCGTTATCGAAGCTTAAAGACTACTTGAACCCCGGAGGCGGGGCGATGATAGCCGAAGCCCGCATATCAGGTAACGACTTGCTGATATTAGTGAACAACGCAGAACGCGCTAACAACCGGATACGCTAATGGCAGCACGTTTCCAACAAACTTTTTACACGGAGAAAAGCGGTGCAATCGGCGTAACCATTGATGATAGCAGCTTTTCAAGTGCGAGCAGTCCGTCGGGGTTTAGCCTAACAGACTTGCAGATAGTTTGGCGCGGAGACGATAGCAAAGAACGCTACTCCCCTATCATTGGCAGCGAGTGTAAGTTTTCGATAATAATCAACAACGACGCACTTAACGACTTCATAGAGGATTTAGTTGTAGCGCCGGAAGGAAGGTTTACGGTTACGGTATCCACAAACGACGGGTTCAGCGTTATTACGCGATGGGTAGGCTACATTACCACCGACCTAACAAGCATCGAAGATGTACCCACCGATCTGGGATATATCGCGAATATTAGCTGTGTGGACGGCCTGGGGTTCTTAAAGGGCGTGCAATATGGCACAATATTGAACAACCCGTACAGCGGCAAAGAAACCATTGTTCAGCACGTCCTTAACTGTATCAACAAGCTATCTTTCATTAGCCTGTATTACGGTACGAATACCAATGTAGTGCTTCGCACGTTGGTAAATTGGCACGAAACAACCTGGACGTATAGCAGTAGCAAAGACCCGTTGGCAAATACCCGCGTGGCGCACACGGCGTTTTACTACGTAGATAATAAGGGCAATAACAAGCTAAAAACGTGCTACGAAGTTTTAGAGGCTATTTGCCTGGCATGGGGGGCGCGTATCGTATTTTCGGGGGATTCGTTTTGGCTCATGCAAGTGAACGAACTTTCAGCGGCCACTTCAAAGACGGTTTTCACATATAAAAGCGACGGCACGGCATCTACCGAAAGCGGCATAGATTTGCGGTTGAGCAACAACCAAAGCAATCCGAGCAGTGCGGACATCATGCGGTTTGGTGGCGGGTTCTTTCAGTTCTTCCCACCGTTGGAACTTGTTACGGTTGACTACAATCACATCCAAAGCCGCAACCTGTTAGCAGGGAAGACATTTTTGAACGGAAGTCCTGTAAGTGTTACCCCAACGGACGAAATAGATGGAAGCCCTGGAACGGTTGCGCTTAATTACTCCGCTATCCTTCGCACGGTTACAGACTGGCAGGCGCTCACGTTTGATAACTTCTTCTTGCAGTTCAGCGTCAAGATAGAGATAGGCGGCTACTTCTTGAAAGGTGGTGTTGCGGGTGTTTCACCGGAATGGACTACGACAAACACCGACCGTTACTATATCCTATCCCCTATCATTACCCTGGAAGAACTTACGCAGGTGTTCAGCATTAGCTTTATTACCCCTCCCATACCGTCGGGAGTTGTGGGAACATTGACTTTTACGCCTGCATTCTACAAGGCGTTTACTATGACAGGTACGGAACTTGTTGTCGGGCCTACCCTTAGCGATGTTACCCTATCCTGGGAACTATCATCCAATTATCTTGAAGTCCTGGAAGATGGTACGTTCGACGGGCAAAGCGACATTTTGCGCTATTCAGCATCCAACAACAACCAGGCTACCAAGACTATCCAGGCAACTACCCTAATGGGCGATGGCCCTAACAGCGTTACCCCTGGACACCTTGAGATATACAACGACAATACCTCTACCTGGGTATTGTCCGACGGTTGGCGCGTGGGCAATAGCGGCACAGCAAAAGCGTTTTCGCAGTTGCTCGTAAATGAAACTATCAGAGGGCAAATTACCCCGGTAAAGCGGTTAACGGGTTTTTCTTACGAAAACAAGAACGCGCCCTATCTGCCTTTGCAACCTCACCGGGTGGTATATTGGGATAGTTCAGACTGGGCATGTCAGAACATGACCTGGAACTTGAAAACCGAGATAGTAAGCGGAGATTGGTTCAAGCTACAAACGTCCGCATCGTACACCGAAAACGCGGTACAATACTTACCCGAAGGCAGCGACGGCGGTGTACCAACGACGGCGGGCAGCGGTTCATCTGGCAGCGCGGGCGGCGGCGGCACATCAACGGGCGGCGGTGGAACTTCTACGCCTGCAATCACGTCTTTGAACGTGTACACGCAGGAGTTTCTTAACACATCATCCGCAACGCTTACCATCACCGAAAATAGCGGCGTATTGCCGTCGAACGAAGCGGTTATCAAAGTATATCAGAATGGACAAAAGCTGCTTCAAAGTCAATGGAGTGTCAGTGGTTCAAACATAATAATAGATAGTACAACGCACTATGATACGGCTAACTATGAAGTGGAGTTTCTTATTATTCAGTAGCTTTCTTTGTTTGCAGGCGATCGCCCAATATCCCGCAACCGGAAACAAAATGCGTTTGGGTTGGCAGACCACGGGCGATGGCCTTGTGTACCGGGGCGCAATCGGCGACACAACGACCTTAGACCCGTCGGGGCTGAATAATGCCTGGATGTTGTTGGACACGGCCAGCGGTAACTTGTACGCATACCGGGCAAAAGCCTGGCGGTTGGTGTCCGGTGGGGGTGGCTCGGTGTCCGATACGTTGACAGGCGAAGTAAAAGGCCCATTAGATTCTACCTACATAGACACCGTGGCCAATATCATTTTCACCACTACGACGGATACAACGGTAGGCGTAGGAGAACTTGAATACAATGACACACAGGGCAGCCTGATTCAAGGGCTAAAGGGGGGCAACGTAACCAATGTCATCGGGCAACAAATACACCAAAGGGTAACAAACGCCACCGGAGCGCCGCTCACTAAAGGCACAGCCGTTTTCTTGTATGGTAGTCAGGGCAACCGCATCACCGTGCGAAAGGCGTTGGCAACGGCGGACAGCACAAGCGCAAACACGTTCGGTATAGTAGCTGAAAGCATAGCCGATAATCAGAGCGGGTACGTAATCACCGAGGGGTTAATCACCAACATGAATACCAACGCCCTCACCGAGGGCGCGGCGGTGTACCTATCCCCGACCGTCGCAGGTGAACTTACTACAACTAAGCCCCAAGCCCCGCAACATACGGTGTACATCGGCGTTTGCGTGAAGCAAAATGCAGGTAGTGGGGAGTTGTTTGTCAAGATTCGCAACGGTCAGGAATTGGATGAATTACACGACGTGCTAATAACTTCCCCTGCATCCAACGCATCACTGTACTACAATGCGGCGCAGGGGGTTTGGCGGGACACGACGGGTGCGGTTCTTACATCAGATACGTCCGTCTTTGCGCGTGATTTTCAGATTAGCGGAACGGCCAATTACCTTGCAAAGTTCACCGGGAGTAATGCGGTGGGGAATAGTGTGGCCTTTAACACAGGCCGTAATCTATACATCAACTCAACGCAGGACAATTCGGCTTCTTCGCTATCAAATAGCTTTCAATTTAATGGATATGGCTCTAATGCTTTTGACCAACCTTCAATAGGGGTATTTGGTAACACCGGAACAAACCCAAACCACAGGCCATATTTAGCCATGTACCGTAGTTTCGGCGATACGGCAAATAGTAAAACACTTGTGCCATATAATAGCTATCTCGGTTCGATAGTTTGGCATGGCGCGGATGGTGTGAACCTTGCTTCACGCGGTGCGGAAATAGGCGCAATAACAGACAGTATTACGGGCGTAACGGATATGCCAACGGCTTTATTTTTCGGCACGACAACCAACGGAGCAGCATCCCCAACCGAGCGCATGAGAATAACCAGCCCCGGCAACGTCGGCATAGCCACCTCCTCCCCCTCCCGTCCTTTGCATGTGGCAGGAACGACGGCTATCCGCATCCCCGTCGGCACGACAGTGCAAAGGCCGTCGGACGGGGCAAACGGCGACATACGGTATAACACCACAAATGCAAACTTTGAGTGGCACACAGGTACAGCATGGCGTGAACCCGTCAACGCTGCAAGAAGCCCGGCGGCTAGCCTCGCAAACCGCTTTTCAAAATTCGATGCAAACGGGTTGCTGGATACGTCGGCGGTGTTGGTTCAAGTTAATGGCAGGATAGGAATAAACGCGGCGACTCCACAAGTAGCATTAGAAATAAATGGCAGAATGAGGTTATCAAGAGGCACTAATAATACTTTTATCGGAATTGATGCGGGAAATGACACCATTACAGGCAATAGAAATATTGGAATAGGAAACGGAACGCTATCCTTGATAGGTAGCGGCACGTTTAATATCGGAATAGGCAGTCAGGTGCTTGCGGCCAACACAACTGGAAGCAATAATTTTGGAATTGGCGTTCAGTCTTTATTAAAAAACACAACAGGAAGCAGTAATGTAAGTTTTGGAGTTGCGGCGATGTTTGAAAATACTACTGGAAGCGGAAACCTTGCAATAGGTACATCAGCGCTAAATAAAAACACAACAGCCAGCAACAATGTAGGCATAGGATACGCTGCATTATACAATAATACTATTGGCGAAAACAATGTGGCATTAGGTTATCAAGCATTATTTAGCAGCACAACTGTAAGTCAGAATGTTGCTATTGGTACTGGAGCATTGCAAACCACTACCGGGGAAAAAAGCACGGCCATAGGAGCTTATGCTCTTCAATCGGCAACAACCGGAACACAGAACCTTGCTATTGGAAATAACGCCGCTGTATTGGTTGCGGGGGGTAGCAATAATACCATACTTGGTTCTGGGGCTGCAATCACCACATCATCAGGCGGCAATAACACTCAAATGGATAACGCGGTAATAATAGGACAGGATGCACGGCCATCTTCGAGCGCTAATACGAATGAAATTGTCATAGGCTATCAAGGCCGAGGCAACGGCTCAAACACCACTACGATAGGGAATAGTAGTACGACTAATACAATCATACCAGCTGGAAGCCTTACCGTTGACGTGATGCGAAGGAAAGCCCCGGTAACGGTAACTGGCAACCATACTCTTGCAGACGGTACAAGCTGGCTGATATGCAATGGAACAGGAACAATCATTCTAACCCTCCCAGCCGCATCAAGTTGGACAGGTAGGGAGATAATGGTGAAAACCGTACAACCGCAAGCCGTAACCAGTGCATCAAGTAACGTTGTACCTATTGACGGGGTAGCAACTGGCACAGCTATACTTCCCGCAACAGATGGCGCATGGTGTACCTTAGTCAGCGACGGTACGAACTGGATAATTATGCAACGAGGAACTTAAAAATTAACAATATGAAATACACCTTTCTTTTCCTCCTCCTCCCCTACTTTGCGATCGCCCAACGCGAATTGCAAAGGGATTCTGTTTGGCTCACCAGACAGGCTATATACACCACGACAGGCACAACGACAATCACGACGTACCAATATTTCCAAAACACCATGTACGTGTACACGAATGGCGAAAGCGACACACAGGTACGGTTGTTGGGCGATAGCGCAACGGCGCTCAATGCGGTCACGGGTCAGGAGATAGACGCTATCCGGCAGCTATCCTACCATGCGGCGCGGGTGATTGACAAGCCTCAAGTTATCCGAGAATGGCAGTTGATGCACACCCAAACGGACACGATAGGCGTAGGTAGTATGGCAGCGGTGATACAGGGGTTGTTCGAGGGCGACCTGATAGGAGACGTAACGGTAAAAGTAGGCAGCGCGACCGCTGTACCGGGCGACATCGTAAAGGCCGCAAACGGTAACGTGCGCTTGTTGTTCGGTAACAAAGGGTATCGTATCTTTATCTTTGCGGACACGATGCTGCGTATCATGGGCTATCCGGCGACCGGGCAAAGCACGGACGTGTACAGGGTAGCGCCGAACGTGTACAAGGACATAGACAGCGGTTTGATTATCCGGTTAAAGAAGTAGCGCCATGATAACGATTAAGCATTTTTCGACCAACGAATTCGACGCGCAGGGCGAACCGGGCACGGGAAAACACATGCGCGTATCCACCCTGCTAAAGCTGGATGCGGCCAGGGAGATATACGGCAAACCCATCACCATTCGCCACGGGTTCAGAACCGCGAAAGCAGCTGAACGCATCCGG